TTTGCGTAAGGACGACAATTTAGCCTCACTCAAGGACAAATCAAAAAGCCGCGGTAGCCTGGGCCTGGGCAACGCCGCCACGCGCAACGTGGGTGTGGAAGGTGGCAATGTGATGGAGGTCGGTGCGTTTGGCCTGGGTATGGGTTCCCGCCACCGTGAGGATGCTTATTGTAATCAGGGCGAAATTTTCCGCGTTAATAACACGTCAGCGAATGCGCCGGGTAACGGCGTATATGGGGTGATTTCTTTGCCATGTGATGGCGGCCCTTCTACCGGATACGTGGGTATATCTAACAGCGGTGCGGGCTTCTTAGGTGGTTCAAATGCCACGAACGGGGTTAAGTGGGCGCGAATTTACACCACGGACTATAAGCCTACGGCGCAAGATGTGGATGCGGTATCCGCCAGCCAGGGCGGAACGTTTCAGAAGGAAATCCAGGCATCCGGCGGCGTGATGGTGGCGAACAGTTGGAAAGCCAAGCCTGGCGGCCTTTTCCCAGGGAACGGGGACGGGGCCAGTTATGAAACCTGCAATGTGGATATTAAAAGCTGGTATGGCCTGGGCTTTTACAACACATGCAAAGAGGGCGTGCAGGGCCGCACGGCGTTTTTGAATGTGCGCACCGGCTCATTTTCGGCCAAGGGGCGGATCACTGGCGCATCCGTATGGGATGGTAATGCCCGCGTTTACTCCCCTGCCAATAAACCCACGGCGGCGGACGTTGGGGCGTTAACCGATGCCCAGGCGGCGCAAAAATATGCCCTGCGCTCTATCCGTGTAAACGGCAAAGCGTTGACCGGTGATGTGAACTTGCTGGCGTCGGATGTGAATGCCTGGACAAAAACAGAAGCGGACGGACGCTATGTAAAACTTGCGGGCGACAAGATGAAAGGCCGGTTAGAGATTGAGGGTTCAACGGTATTGCCAGTGCAACCGTTACGCGCGGCTACAGATTCCCCCACTTTATGGAAGCATGGCATTAGCTTATCAACGCTTGAGTTTGATGATCCGAATATCAAAAATTACCCATCGAAGCCTTATTCTACCCTGGTAAATTTCAGTGCGAACGAGCACCGAGGCTTTCAGTTATTGGCGGAAAAGACCAGTAATAGCTTTTGGCTGCGTGCTACCGATACGGGTAAGTATTCGGATTTTGTGGGCCTGTACCACACTGGAAACAAGCCCTCCGCGTCCGATGTTCAAGCCGCTGATGTACGAAACAGTTTTGCCGCTCGAATGGGGGTTGCCCGTGTCTTGACCGGGGCTAATGCGCCAACGTCACCGGGGGTATGGAGTGTTGAAAATAGTTCCTGGGCCGGCGTGCCGTGGGGTTCTGTTTTGTGTACTACCAACACGAATGATCTTTCTGCCACTCCAGGTAACGGAAAATTTCAGCATTATTTACAGATGTCTCATGAGGCGGGTGGGAAAGCTGGCATCCGTGTGGCCGCAAATATAAACGGCACTTTTAGTGGCTGGGATCGGGTGATGATGGCCAGCGGGGGCAATTTCACCGGCCCGGTATCGTCCAGCAGTTCTATCACTGCCGCGTCATTAACCGCCACTTATCACAGCACACCTTCTGGCGCGCCTCCAGAAGGGTGTGGCGCTTATTCGGCGCAACTCGACACAAAAGCCCCGTTTTATCAGGAAAATTATAATTGGGACGTTGCCGAAGGTGGGCGTTATGTCCCGTTGGTCAAAGGCAAAAGCACTCGGAAAGGGCAAGGTTATCCCACCGCCGTAAGCTTTGGTTATCTGCTGGATGGAAAAGGCAGTTTTGCGAAGCCCTGCATCCATGTGAAAGGCGATAACAACGCGGAGGCTCTTTGGCAGTTTGACCCCAACAACAAGCAATTTATTGCGCCAGGTAATCTGAACGCCGGGGAGGCCGTCTATCAGAATGACGGCAACGTTAAAGGCTCCATCTGGGGCGGATATATCAGTACCTGGCTGAACAATCAATTAAGCGCGCGTGATAACAATATCAGCACCCGTGCGACCTGGGATCATGTCAACAATAGAACGCACTGGTGGACAGATGGTGAGCGTGGTTGGTGGAAAGATGAAAATACGGGCTTCATCTATCAATGGACTGTTGGGCCATGGAGAAAGGAGGATGAGCAGATTGATACCGTTGGTTTTCCAATGCGTTTCCCAAACCAATGTTGCACGGTGAATGTGGGTTCCCAATCTCAAGGCGGCGGCAATCGTAATGATGCCACTGCTGTGGTTTACGGCTGGAATCAGGACAATTGTCAGGTGCAAATGAATGTGCCGGGTGAGAGTTCTTGGTGGAATCCGATGCGCACCATTATTTACGCAATCGGGAGGTAATCATGGATTTTATTAAAACAGCAGGAATTGCCGGAATGATTGGGCCTCAGTTGGAAGAAGCAAAGGCCAATTACTATTTCTCCCCGTCTGAGTTGGTTTTTTTGGCTGGCGTGATGATGAAAGATTATGTGATCGCGGGATCATGGCCTAAAGATGCAAAACCAATCCCGGATGATATTTACGAAAAATACACCGTAAACCCACCTGAAGGGATGTTACGGGGCGCGGATGAGAACGGCAATCCTTGCTGGGTTGATGCACCGCCACCAACGCAAGAGGAGTTAGGCGCGTTGGCCAGCCGCAAGAAAGACCGCCTTATGCAGCGGGCAGAAAGCATCATTGCCCCGTTGGAGCGTGCGGCGCGTTTGGATATTGCTACTCAAGCGGAAAAAATGGCACTTGCGCAGTGGGAAACCTACAGCGTGATGGTCAATCGTATTGATGTGAGAAAAGCACCGGATATTGCATGGCCGGAGGTGCCGAATGTGGCGTAAGGCGGTTTTGCGTATGCCTGGTGATATGCAGTCTTTGACATGTTCAATGGTGCCGGCGCATCCGTGGGTTTATGGCGTAGGGCGGCAGGAGGCATCCGGCAGCTACCTTAGCCCGACGAATGCCGTGGATTACCTGGCGGGCAAGTTGGCCGGCCAGGGGGAGGAAATCAGCGCCACCGTATTCATGCTTTGCGCGAACTCACACGGTGAATTTATGCCACAGATTGCAGCGTTGGCGGGGGTGTTGCCTTTGCCGGCACTTAACCAGGTGCAGCGCATGGCGCAGACTGCCGCCACCCAGGCAATTACCCGGATGCAATTGCCTGGGAAAATGGGGGCTGGTTTGCCGGCGGCGGTGCCGCTTTCGACCGGTGCACAGCGCCTGGCGCTGAATGCGCAGCGGATTGCAGAAGCCAAGGCCGGCGCAGCCATAGGGGCCAGCGTGGACGGCTTACAAGCGGCGCTGGCTGGATTTTCCCAGGCCCGCCAATCTGCCCTGGAAGGAATAAGCCAGGCAATGACCGCGTTACAAGGGAAAAGCGCGCTGGCATGGGCCTTTACGGCGAAAGGGGCCGGTGCCAGTGTGGGGGCCGCGATGAAAAAAGATATTCCCCGGCAGGATGCCGTTTTTACCCTGGCGGTGTTGTTTGTGGGCAAGGATTTGGGGCAACTGGAGGCGATGATCCATGACGATAGTCACGCTGGCGCTTAATGGTGAAGCTATCCCGTTAAAAGGCGTCATGGTCACGCCCATGATGCAATTTCAGGATAAAGACCAGTCTGGGCAGACGTCCAGCACGGCCAACGCCGAACAGGGCATAAAGCCCAAAGAATTGCGTATTTCCGGCATGATCCCCTTTAGCGAAGCCCCGGTGTTAACGCGCCTGTTTGCCCTGGCGGAGGCAACCGAAGGCGGTAAGCTGAAACGCTACCGTGTGGCCAACCACACCGCCCAGGCCATTAACTTTAGGCTGGCGACGTTCACAGGCTCAATTGATGCGCCAAAGCAGGACGGCAAGCAAGCCTGGCTGGTGACGTTCACCCTACGCGAGCACCTAAGCGTACCGGAAAAGAAAGATGCGCGGGAAGGTAGCAAGACTTCCGCCAAAAAGCAGACACCAGGCGCGAATGGCCAGGTTAACGGGAACGGCGCGGCGGCTGAGGATGAACAAAAATTGAGTTGGTTCGAGCGTAAGGTATTGAAGCCGGCGGATGATGCGCTTGCCGGCGTAGTGGGGGGCGAATGAAACCGATTAAACGCCTGATGTTGTCCGGGGATAGCGTGCCCCTGGTTGATTTTAATCTGGTGTTGGAGCTGAACGGCTGCGGACGTGGGTTTATTACCGCGCAGACGGATACCGATTACACCGGCAAACTGGTGCGCCTGGATGCCGGCTATACGGATAGCATTTTGCGTTGGTTTACGGGATATGTGGAGCGGGCGCAGCCGGCAGAAACAGGTTCTCAGCGGCTTTTTGTGCGGGAGTTAGCCGGCGTGTTTGAAAGGTTATGGCCGTGTTCCTTCCAGCACCCGACGCTGCGCCAGGTGGCCAAGTGGCTGGAGGAAAACAGCGGGTTAACTATCGCGTTGCCAGCGCAGGCGGATTACCTGGACAAGCCGATCCCCCATTTCACCCACAGCGGGACGGGCTACCAACTGTTGGCCAATCTGGGGCCGGCGTTTGGGGTGCCTGATTACGTTTGGCAACCGCTGCCGGATGGTGGCGTGTTCCTGGGCAGTTGGGCGCATTCCATGTTTGCCGGCAAGCCGGTAGATATTCCCGCCGAGTTTAGCCAGGCGCGCGCCGGCGGCAACAGCATGACCTTGCCTATGGTGCAAGCCTTGCGGCCTGGTGTGGTGGTCAATGGCCACCGGCTTTCGAGTGTTCGCCTGGAGAATGACGACACCACGATCACCTGGTTGGCCAAAAATCCGTTAACGGGTAAATCAGTGGCCATGACGCCGGCACAGCGCCAGATTGATGCCGCTTACCCGGAGTTGTCTGCGGGTTTGCATCTGCCCAAATTCGCCAGGGTAGAAGCCCACGCGGAGGGCGTCAGCAGCGGCGACCTGGCCGATCCATTCCGGCCACGTTATGCCGTCGATTTGCAGTTGTTGGACGCCGACGGAAAGCCGGCAAAAAACACCCCGATTTACCCAGCGGTGCCGCTGCCGTTGCCGATGGCGGGCCAGGATTCGGGCATGTTCCAGTTTCCGCCAGTGGGAACGCTGGTTGAGGTGGCGTTTACCGATGGGCGGCCCGATAAGCCGTTTATCCGTCAGACGCTGGCCCAGGGCAACACGCTGCCGGATGTGAAACCCGGCGAGCAACTACAGCAGCAGCGGGAGGAAGTCTCCCAGCGAGTTACCCAGGCAGGGGATTGGGAGCGGAAAACCGACCAGGCGATCCGTGAAAGTTCCATGACCAGGGAGATCCAGGCCGACGAAGAAACCCGCACCCTGGTGGCCAGGACTACAACGGTGCAGGCCACGGATAAAACCACTGTGCTGGGCACGTCCACCTTGCTGGCCGGTGCGGTGCAGCATATTGCCGAAGGGGATTACAGCGTTGCGACCCAGGGTAATTTGGTGGCCAGTGTGGGAGGGGATGCCACCACGGCAGTGGCCGGCAGCCTGATGGAGAAAATAGGCAATATCCGTAGCAGTATTGCGGCAGTGCGCCAGGATGTGATTGCCCCGGTGGTGTGGGTAGGTAGCCAACAAATCAACGTGATGGCGCTGATGTTGGAAACCCTGGAAGTGGTGCAGGAGCTGGCGCAGCAGACTGCTGCCCATACGCACAGCAACACCGGCGGGCCGCAGAACGCCGCCGCTATCAGCGCAGCCGGCGCGAAGTCTGGCCAGTTGAAAACCAAATACGCGCCAGTGATTGGATAGGGGTGTTAATTGATCGCTAGCGCCGATCGATAACGGGTAATTGATCTACACAACCAATTATCAATTGGGCGCATAACAGTGTAGAAATTAAGCAGCAGTACATAACAACACCAGGGAATACCGGCCCGCCTCGTGCGGGCTTTTTCATGTCTGCCATTTGGCGCG